AGGTAGTTTTCAAATGAGGGTAGTTAGAGGGTAATGGCAGGACAATTAGATTCATTATTGAAGAGTGTTGCTAAAGATGTTGTTTCAACTCTTGGATCTGCACTTGATACTTCTATTACTTATACAAAGAAAGCATCTGGAAGTTATAACACAAGTACAGGTGTTTATACAACAACTGATACTAATTACAGTATTAGTGTCCCGATTGAATTTATTAATTCTCAAGAAGATTTAGGAAAAGAAACTAGAGAATTTAAAACATATATAACACCTGATTTAATAGGAGATAATCAACCTGATCTTGATGATGAAATTACATTAACTTACGCAGGATCAACTAGAGTAGCAAAGATAGTTAATATAAATACATTACAAGGTGGTCAAACTTATTTGTTCACTATTCTTGGGAGGTTCTAATGAGTAAAACTCCAATAACAGATTCTATTAGGAAAGAAACAAGAAGGGAATTGAATAATCAATTTAATAATTTAATAGATACTTTGCTTGAAGGATTACCTAAAGCGAGTCCTCAATATTCTGGTTTTTTTGCTTCTAGCTGGCAAGTTAATACTTATAGACCTTTAGCTAATGAAGAGATACGATCTCCGTGGACAGAAATTAAAAAGAAAAGAGATAAGAAAATATTTGTACCACCAAAAATCGAAGCAAGATATTCTCGTAATAAAAGATATAAATTTGGAGAAACAGTATTTATAGGTAACAGGGCTGAATATGCAAGATACGCATTAGGATCTGAAAATAGTCAAATTATGCCTTATTTAGAAAACATAACACAGGTTGTTGATACTGTGTTTGGCGGTAGTATGCTTCGACCAAATGTAAGAGTAGCTGGCACTCAAGTATTACCTAAAGGAGAGCCAGGAGGTATAGATGCTCCAGCACTAGGTTCAAGATATAAACAATTATGACTTTAGTTAATGCAAGAGCAGCTTTTGAAAAAGCAATTACAGATGCAGTTGCAGCAGCAGATAATACTGTAATTTTGACATATGATAATGTTGCGTTTACAACTCCAGGTAAAACTAAAAAGTATATAGCAACTTCTATAACTTTTAGTCAGTCAACATTGCAAGCACAAGGAGGAGCAGTTGATTATTATTCTGGTGCTGTTCAATGTAATATTTATGTTCCTAAATCAAAAGGAACTTCTGTTTTATCATCTATAGGTGAAGCTGTAATTGATGGTTTATCTTCAATAAATGCTTCTAATTATTCAGATCCTTTTTCTTGTTCTCCTAGAGTTGGAGAAATAACTGGCCCAATTCCTGTAGAGATAGAAGATCGTTCACATTTCTTAGGAATTGTATCTTGTTCCTTTTTTGCAAATAGCTAGTATACTAATAATAGCTATACAATAACATGACTAGAGCAGTTGATCTCCTTAAGAACAAGTTTGGTGTAGGCCAACTTTATAAATATGACATCATGGATGGTGATGTGATTTTGCTTACTATTTATTGGCATCCATTAACTATTGCTGAACGTGAAATGATTCAGAAAAAAAGTGGTGGAATTGAAGATGCAAATGATTTTGCTTTACAATTAATGATTGAGAAAGCATTAGATAAAGATGAAAAAAGATTATTTGCTGATGGAGATAAAGCATCTTTAAGAAGAGAAGTTGCTGCGTCTGTTTTGCAGGAAATTCAATTAGCTATGTTGGAATCTGGTACAACTAAGGGGGTTGAAGAGGCAGAAGCCGATTTGAAAAGCTGATGGTAGTTGGATGTTTATATATTCACTTGCTAATGAATTAAAAAAGACGGTTAGTGAATTATGTGATTCTATGACTCTTGAAGAGATGATAGGTTGGGCTGCATATCATAAAATAAAAAATGAAGAACAAGAAAGAGAAATGAATAAAGTTCGTAGTAAGTAAGGTTTTTTGCGTAAAAAACGGTAGAATAAAATATAAGTTTGTCTAACTAAGTCGAAATGGCAGAAAAACAAATAAATATACGACTAAATACGATTGAGACTAAGTTAAATACGTCTCTAAAAAAGATAGAGAAGTTAGAAAAAATTATAGATAAAATAAATAGAAAGAAAATAAGATTTAATACTTCCGCAGCACAACGAGCAGTAAAAAGATTAAATGAAGAGTTAACAAAAGGTAAGGGAATAGTTGATGACTTTATGGACACTAACAAACCTAATCAGTTTGCTAGAAAAATATCTACTATAAAACAAGAGATGGGCCTTGTTAGGAAGGCATTTGATGATTCCGTAAAAGCAACAGATCGGCAAAGAGCAGCAACAACTTTATTAGCAGGAAATTTTAAAGCATTAAGATTGGAAGCTACTGCCTTTGCTATGGCGAGTGGTGCAGATCCATCTAAAACGATAGGAAGTGTTAATGCAAGATTAAAAACAATAGAAGCATTTCCTAGAACAATACTTGCTGGTAATGAAGCAATGTCGATGCTTAAGCGTATGCAAGAGATGACGATTGTTGGTTCAGAAGAGTTCTTGAAAATTAGTAAAGCAATAGGAAGGCAGTTAGGAATAAATGCAAATATTCAAAAACAAGCAGCTAGAGCAGCTACACCATTTACTGCTGCTACTGCTTTTGTTACTCAAGCACAGACAGAAGCTCTTGCAGGTAAGACTCTTGTCCCACCAAGTAGAAGATTACCAGAAGCAGGTCAAACAAGTAGTCAATTTATGACTCCTACGACTCAACAGGTGAAAAGAGCAAGACAACTTACCAGAGAATCTGAAAAGATATTACAAAATGAAAAAAAGGTTACAAATGAAGCAAGGAAACAACAATCTAGTAGAAAAAAGGAAGCCCACAGAAGATTAAGAAATATAAGAAAGATTAGAAGAGGAAGGATGCAAGGCAATATGCTTGGAGCAGGTTTTCCTTTGTTATTTGGCGGTGGTGCAGGAGCAGTTGGTGGTAGTTTATTAGGTTCTATGTTAGCTCCTGCTGGCCAGCAATTTGGGGCACAGATATTAGGTAGTGCTGTAGGTACTATTCTTGAACAAAACTTACAAAAAGTTCAAGCTATTGGTAATGCCACGAGGATTATTAATTTAGATGCTTTAAAAGAATCAGGTATAAGAGTTAATGCAGAGTTAGAAGATGCAGTACAAAATCTAAAAATGATGAATAAAGAATCAGAAGCACAAGCATTAATAGCTCAAGAAGTTGCTGATCAAACTGGAACTGTCAAGGGTACTAATGAGGGTATTGCTTTGCTTATTAATAGTTTAGGAAAAGAATGGGGTAGTTTTACAGCATTGATTTCGACAACGCTTGGTATTCTTTCTGTTCCATTTGTAGCAACTTTAACTGGAATTTTAGCTCTTGTTAATCTTATCCTTAAACTGGTAAATCGTCTTTTTTCGGAGATTGGTCGATTGGTTAAAATACTAAGTAAAATAATACTTGGAAATGTATTATTTGATAAATTAGTTAAATATTTTGAAAATTTAGCGGATAATACTCAAGATGCAACTAAAGCATTAAATGATTATCTTCGTGATATAGAAAAACAAGAACTTGCAATTCGTAGAAGAATTGAATTAGGAGAAAAAGAAGCAGCTATTCAACAAAAACTTGCTGAAACTGCTACTAAATTAGGAATTGATAAAGATAGTAAAGAATATGTAGATTTAGATAATGCAATTAGAGGATTAGCTGCATTAGAACAACAAGAAGAATCTGTAAAACGATTAAGGGACTTATATAAAAGTCTTGGACAAACTATAGAAGACGGGGTAGTTAATGCAATACAAGCTGCAATAGATGGTACAAAAACTCTTGGAGATGTAGCTCGTAGTGTATTTCGTGAATTACAAAGGTCATTAATTAGATATAGCGTTAATGCCTTATCAAGAAGTATATTCTCATTTAATCCTATGGCTAATGCTATGGGACAAAAAACTTCTCCTATATCACCAGGAAATATTTATGGTGTAGATGCTGCTCAGATCCTTAACGGTCTTTATGGTCTTAATAATAGAAATCTTATAATAGATCCATTAAATGCTTCTCAGTTAGAAGAATTAGGCAAATTAAATGTAGGAGAAGGTCTTATTCCTTCTCTGTTTAACCAAAATCGAGCTAATGGTGGTTCAGTTAAAGGTGGTAATGACTATATCGTTGGAGAACGTGGCCCAGAACTATTTAGTCCAGGTGTTTCTGGAATGATTACACCTAATCATATGCTTGGTGGTTCAACTAATGTAGTAGTAAATGTAGATGCGTCTGGTTCTAGTGTTGAAGGTGATGATCAAAGAAGTAGAGAATTAGGACAAATGCTTTCTGCTGCAATACAATCGGAATTAATTAAACAAAGACGGCCTGGAGGATTATTAACATAATGGCTACTTTTCCCTCTATCAATCCAAATTATCAAGCTCGTAAGACTACAGCACCGCAAGTAAATGTTTCTCAATTTAATGATGGCTATCAACATCGAATTAAATTTGGATTAAATACAAAACCTTATGTTTGGTCTTTGACTTTTAATGTCTCAGAAACAGATTCAGATACTATAGAAACATTTCTTGAAGCTAGAGCAGATGATGGTGCTTCTTTTGATTGGACTCCTCCTGGTAGTAGTACACAATATAAATGGATATGTTCTAAATGGACAAAAACAATACCTTATAAAAATAGGGCTATTTTATCTATGAGTTTTCAACAAGTATTTGAACCCTAATGGCTACTCCTGTATCAGAATTACAGAAGATAAATCCTAGTAATATTGTTGAACTTTTTCAGCTACAACTAGATACCACAATTCATGGTGCTGATACAACTTATTATTTTCATAATGGTGTAAGTGAAAATAATAATGGCAATCTTATATTTGATAGTGTTGAATATACAAGGATGCCTATAGAAGCTGAAGGTTTTGAATTTAATGGCAAACAACTTCCTAGACCTACATTAAAAATTTCCAATATTTTAGGAACTTTTACAACAATACTTTTGACTTTACCTCAAGGTTTAGAAGGAGCAAAAGTAACTCGCATTAGGACATTAGAAAGATATATAGATCATATCAACTTTGATATTGGAGATATTTTATTAGAAGATGATAGTGAGTTACTACAGGAGAATGACAGTCTTGTAAGTCAGGAATCTAGTGATAATCCTCATGGAACACCTGATGCTACAGCTACATTTCCTAATGAGGTTTATTATATTGATCGAAAATCAACAGAAAATAGAGACATTATTGAATTTGAACTTGCTGCTAGTTTTGATTTACAAGGTGTTCGATTACCTAAAAGACAAGTATTACCAGCAGATTTTCCTGGTGTTGGTACGTTCTTCTCATAATGTGGAAAGATCAAGCACTTGAACATGCAATAAAAGAAGATCCTAGAGAATCTTGTGGTCTTTTAGTCGTTATTAAAGGTAAAGAGAAGTATTTTCCCTGCAAAAACTTAGCTGTAGATCCTAAAGATCAATTCATTTTAGATCCTATAGATTGGGCTAATGCTGAAGATCAAGGAGAAATAACTGCTGTTGTTCATAGTCATCCTGTGACAAGTTCAAAACCTAGTGAAGCTGATAAAATTTCTTGTGAAAAATCTGGTATTAAATGGTGGATTGTTCAACCTAATTTAAAAGAATGGGGTTGTTGTGAACCTTGTGGTTATGAAGCACCTTTAATTGGTAGGCAATGGGTTTGGGGTGTAACTGATTGTTGGAGTTTATGCAGAGATTGGTATAAAAAAGAATTAGGAATACAACTTATAGATTGGATCAGACCAAACGATCCAGAAGATTTTGTTAAAAACCCTATGTTTGCTGATTGTTTTGCAAAAACAGGTTTTAGAGAATTAACAGAAGAAGAAGATTTAGAAAAAGGTGATTTGTTATTAATGTCTATAAGTAGTAGCGGATTAAATCATATTGGTGTTTACTTAGGAGAACAAACTGTTTTACATCATTTGCAAAATAGATTATCAAGTCGTGATTTATTAGACGAATGGTTGCTAAAATGCACAGGTAAGAGGATTCGTTATGCTGCGTAAAATTAAGCTATACGGAGAACTGGCAAAGTTTCTAGGTCAAAAGACTTTTGAAGCTGAAGTTAATAATGCTGCACAGGCAATAAGATTTTTAGTTGTTAATTTTCCTCAATTAGAAAAACATATGGCCG